CAGGTATACTTCAGAGGGTGCTACATCGTCCCTCACCTGTCGCTTTTCCGACACTACACTGTCAATATTCCGACACCATAGATCATATGTACACTTATGACTTTGAAGTGAGTACTTACTTACATGGACTACAATGTAACTGCGAAGTAAGCACTAACTTACTTTGACAGGGGGGAGGGTCATGGCTGTTGTGATTACTATTGCAGGAGCCTACAAAGTACACAAAAAAGTAAAACTAAAAAGAACTAATTAGGGACAGATGAAGTAATTATAAGTACTTGATTTATAAAGTAAAAGTAGTGTAGACTACAAAGTATCTAAAATGCAGTGTAACGGTATGCAAAAGTGTATACAATTAAGGATAAGTACAGACACTTTGTACACCTTAACAAGGGAACTATAGCGTAGCGTCAAAGTGAACATATATGTGACTGGAATCACATAAATAGTAAAATATATGTGTACTAGACAATAAAAGCTTGACAAATAGACAAAAGTATGATACAATATTCTCTATAGCAAATAACTATGTTTACTAAGTAGCCTGACCCCACTACTAAGTTAAGTCTTCTAAGGCTAAACTGTACACCCTAGTAGGGGAACATAGAAGTTAAACACACTTAGATTTAATTTAAGTAATAACTTACTAAGTAAATTAATATTAATTACTTATAATGTTATGTCTATATAACTTAAACATAATGTCTTAGTACTATATAGTACTATACTTAAAAGTCTCCCTATATAGGACAAAGACAATGGAAACTAAAGATGATGTCTCAGTGGTTATGTCGCCTAAACTACGTGGTAAAGGTAGACCTCCAAAGACTGACCTTCAAGCAGTTAAGAATAGAACTAAGAATAAGGTAGGTAGACCTGTAGGTGATGCAGGTAGACTTCAAGAGTTCAAGGAAAGATTACTAGCCACAGGTGGTACTAGAATCCTTGATAAGATGATTCAGATAGCCTTGGATGATGAACATCCCGGACAGATGGCAGCAATTAAGTTAGCAATGGATAGGATATTACCAGCCTCAGTGTTTGATGCAGCTAAGAGTGGTGGTAGTATGCCTCAGATTAGTATTAACATTAGTGGCTTAAACAATCCAGTTGTGTCTACATCAGATGAGGTAATAGATGTATGACACAGTTAAACTTCCAACTGCTTAAGTGGCAGCAAGAGGTCTTTAAAGACTCTACTAGGTTTAAAGTAGTAGCAGCAGGTAGGCGTTGTGGTAAGTCAAGGTTGTCAGCAGTATCGTTATTGATTGAAGGTTTGAACTGTCCCGATGGTTCAGCTGTGATGTACATAGCACCTACCTTAGGACAAGCTAGAACGATTATGTGGGACTTACTACATGATTTAGGTAGGCCAGTGATTAAGTCCAGCCATGTAAATAACTTAGAGATTACTCTAATTAATGGTAAGAAGATACTGGTACGTGGAGCTGATAATCCAGATAGTCTCCGAGGAGTCTCTCTAGTCTACGTAGTACTTGATGAGTGTGCCTTCGTAAAAGAGGATGTATGGCAGAAGATTATACGTGCTTCTCTGTCAGACAAGAAGGGTAGAGCTTTATTCATATCTACACCCTCAGGACGTAACTGGTTCTATGATGTCTTTAACTTAGGTAAGTTTGAAGAGGAAGAAGATAGGATTGATGAGGAGTGGAAGTCATGGCATTTTACCACTCAGGACAATGAGACCATTGATCCTAAGGAGATTGAGGCTGCTAAGAGAACATTGAGTTCCTTTGCATTCAAGCAGGAATACCTGTCTAGTTTTGACACCTCAGGTGCAGATGTCTTTAAAGAGGAATGGTTCAAGACTTCAAAGGAACCTCAGTATGGTAGCTACATTGTAGCCATCGACTTAGCTGGCTTTGAAGAGGTTGGTAAGAATGCTACAGCATCTAAGAAGAGACTGGATGAGACAGCTATTGCCATTGTGAAGTTAAAAGACAATGGTGATTGGTGGGTAGATAAGATACAGCATGGTAGATGGGACATCAGAGAGACTGCTGTGAACATCTTGAAGGTTGTTAGAGACTATCAACCAACAGCTGTAGGTATTGAGCGAGGAGCATTGAAGAATGCAGTCCTCCCATACCTAACTGACTTGATGAGGAAGAATAATATCTACTCACACATTCAGGACTTGACTCATGGTAATAAGAAGAAGGTAGATAGGGTTGTCTGGAGCTTACAAGGTCGTATGGAACATGGGAGGGTGTCCTTCAATGAGTCTGAGGACTGGAGTGAGTTCAAAGATCAACTGATTATGTTTCCCACAGCTGGTGTTCATGATGACTTAGTAGATGCTCTAAGTTACATTGACCAACTGGCTATTGCTTCTTATAACAGTGATTACGAAGAAGAAGAGTGGGATGTTTATGATAAAATTGCTGGCTATTAAAGGATAAATATCATGGCTACTGGTTTGTATTCAAATATTAATGCTAAACGTAAACGTATCGCAGCTGGTTCTGGCGAGAAGATGAACAAAGTAGGCTCTAAGGCTGCTCCGTCTAAGATGGACTTTGTTAACTCAGCTAAGACTGCTAAGCCTAAAGCTAAGAAACCTACTAAGAGTATGTACTGACATGAAAGACTCTAGACTTGAGAGAGCTGGTGTCAGTGGCTTTAACAAGCCTAAGAAGACACCTAATCACCCAACTAAGAGTCACGTAGTTGTGGCTAAAGAGGGTGATGAAGTTAAGACTATCAGGTTTGGACAGCAGGGTGTCTCAGGTAGTCCCGATGGTTCAGCTCGTAACGAAGCCTTCAAAGCTCGTCACGCTCAAAACATTGCCAAAGGTAAGATGTCAGCAGCTTACTGGGCTAACAAAGTTAAGTGGTAAACAAATATGCAGTGCCCTATTGAAACACATGACGTTAAAGAGAATCTTAAGAAGCGTGACTGGGCTTTTAAGAACGTAGGTTATGGCCCAGCTAATCCTGAACTCTCCAACGGAGCCTTCTGGAATGCTAAAGCTAATGAGTGGCAAACAAGTCTCTCACAGGCTAAGTCAATGCGTTGTGGTAACTGCTCAGCTTTCATTCAGACACCTGAGATGATGGAATGTATACGTTCAGGTATTGATAAAGAGACTGATAGCTTTGCTGGTGATGTCGTAGATTCAGCTAAGCTAGGATTCTGTGAACTGTTTGACTTCAAATGTGCAGCTGAGAGAACTTGTAGTGCATGGTTAGTAGGTGGCCCTATCACATCTAGCAAGGTCGAGATTGACGACAATGCTCTAGATGATTCAACTAAGGATATGTAACATGGATGAAATTGGTAAAGATAGCCCTTTTGAGGAACCTACAGAGTCTGAGAAGGAACTAACCTCTTGGATTATTGACCATACAGATCGCTGGCGTGACCACCGAGATGCTAACTACATTGACTTGTGGGAAGAGTATGAGCGTATCTTCAGAGGTCAGTGGGCTGTAGAGGATAAGCAACGTGACTCAGAACGTAGCCGTATCATCTCTCCAGCTTCTCAGCAAGCTGTTGAGACTCGTCATGCTGAGATCATGGAAGCTATCTTTGGTCAGGGTGAATTCTTTGACATTGAAGATGACGTTAAAGATGTTAACGGTAATCCCTTTGATGTTGAACAAATTAAGGTTCAACTGCATGAAGACTTCAAGAGAGATAAGATTAAGAAGTCAGTTGACCACATTGAGTTAATGGCTGAAATATATGGTACAGGTATTGGTGAGATTATTGTTAAGTCTGAGAAAGAATATATCCCAGCTACTCAAGCCATTCCCGGCATCGCTAACGCAGCTGCTATTGGTGTTCAAGAGAAGGATAGAGTTGCAGTTAAGATCAAGCCTGTCAATCCTAAAAACTTCCTTATTGATCCTAATGCTGATTCCATTGACGATGCTTTGGGCGTTGCTATCGAGAAGTACGTTTCCATTCACAAGATTGTTGCAGGTATCGAGAGTGGGATTTACAAGAAAGTAGACATCACACCTCAGTATGATGATGACAAGTTAGAACCAACACAGGATCTGCGTACCTTTGAAGATGATAAAGTTAAGTTGTTAACTTATTATGGACTGGTTCCTCGTGAGTACTTAGAAGGCATGGAAGAAGGTGACAGTGAGATCACAGATCTATTCCCAGATGACTCCGTAGCTGATAACCACTCTGACTTGGTAGAAGCTATCATTGTGATTGCCAATGATTCAGTACTCTTGAAGGCTGAAGCTAATCCTTACATGATGAAGGATCGTCCAGTTATTGCCTACCAAGACGATACAGTCCCCGGAAGGTTCTGGGGTCGTGGTACGATGGAGAAGGCCTACAATATGCAGAAAGCTATTGATGCTCAGCTCCGTTCACAACTAGACTCAATGGCACTGACCACAGCTCCAATGATTGCCATGGATGCTACAAGGCTTCCACGTGGTGCTAAGTTTGAGATTAAGCCCGGTAAGGCTATCTTGACCAATGGTGCTCCTTCTGAGATCTTGTATCCCTTCAAGTTCGGTCAGACTGATGGTAGCCAAGCTGTAGCAGCTCAGAACTTTGAACGTATGCTTCTGCAAGCTACAGGCACAGTTGACAGTGCTGGTATGCCATCTAACGTGCCTCGTGACGCAGGTGCTGGTGGTATGTCAATGGCTATGGCTGGTATCATCAAGAAGTACAAGCGTACCTTGAGTAACTTCCAAGAAGACTTCATGATCCCGTTCATTAACAAAGCTGCATTCAGGTATATGCAGTTTGACAGTGAGCGTTATCCTTCAGTTGACATGACTTTCATTCCAACAGCTACCTTGGGTATCTTGGCACGAGAGTTTGAACAACAGCAGATGATTGGTTTGTTGCAGACACTTGGCCCTAACACTCCAGTATTGCCTTTGATCCTTAAAGGTATTCTGCAGAACAGCTCATTGTCTAACCGTGGTGAGTTGATGAAGGCCTTGGATCAGATGTCACAGCCTAATCCACAAGCTGCTGAGGCTCAACAGGCTCAACAACAGGCTGCAATGCAACTGGCACAGGCTCAAGTGGCTGATCTGACCTCTAAAGCTCAAAAGCAGTCAGCTGAAGCTCAGAAAACCATGATTGAAGCTCAGATGATCCCTGAAGAGCATCGTGTTAAGGTGGTTCAGGCAGCTGCAACTAACCTAGACAATGGTGGAGACTTTGAGAAACGTCTAAAACTTGCTGACATGATGCTTAAAGAGAAGTCAGTTAACCTAAAAGCTGCTGATATTGCCTCTAATGAGCGTATTGCAAGCCTTCAGATGATGAATAAGCAACAAAAGATACAATAAGTTAACAAAGTACTTGACAAAGTGTTGTTTTTATGCTACAATAACACTATTGTTTAAGTACTACACAGAAGGATAAGCCAAATGGCCCCTGATTTACAGAAATATTACGAAGAAACCTTTAGTACCATGAGTACTGAGGGTTGGAAGTACCTCATAGAGGACTTCGAAGAGATTAAGGTTAGTTTAAACAATTTATCTACTGTCAACGATACACAAACACTCTTTTATCGTCAAGGACAGTTAGACATTATTGAATTAATCTTAGGGCGTAAGGCTGTGTGTGAGAAGGTATTTGAGGATCTACAAGATGAGTAATCGTCTATATGACTTCTTATGTCCCAACGATCACATAACTGAATCGCTGGTTGATAGCGATCATACCACTGCTAAATGTAAGGTATGTAGTAAGGACGCTATCAGGGTTGTATCCTCCCCAAGGA